TTCTTGTCCAGATGAGTACCGCCGTAAGTTTTGGGCGGCAAATCTTTCTGAACTTCCTCCTTTGTTCTACGAACCATGATCGGCTCAAGCTCTTTAAAGAATCGACGTTCATCAAGAATCTTGTCACCCTTGAGAACGCCGGAACCGAAATTGCTTGTTGTCGTTGCCATTAAGCTACTGCCCCTATCGCTTGTTCCCAAGTAAGTGTATTCGATAATGTGTTCCAAGCCTCGCTGCCACTCACTTGTTCCCACTTAACAGCGACTTGATTAAATGCAATCGGTGAAGCGTTAAAAGTTAAGTTCAATCCTTTAACACTCGCTCTAAATGTCCAGCCCTCGACATAGCCCTGAAATACGCCATTTGTCGCAAGATTTACAGGTAATCCAGTAATTTCCACAGGCAGACCCATGAAGATATTTAGCAGGTCATCGCGATCTGCGTCATCGATTTCAGGGTTTCCAAGTTCAAAGCTGATGCTTTGGAATCGCTGATAAGGCGTTGAACGAAGTGCCAAGTAGCGATCTGATAACGCGGTTGCATCTGCCGCTTTGGAAATGTTCCAGGTGGCTTGCTGTGCATAAACACCATATTCAGCCTGACTTGTTAAATCGTCGGTCGTCAAATGCGACCCACCATTATTGCCATAACTTAAAACTAATTGATTTCGAATATCGCCGATTCTTTGGGTCGTAGCAATTCCAGCAAATAATGCCTGACCTGCCGGAATGCTGGTATAGCCATTTGCAGCTAGATAATCCTGGCGATGCGTGGTGTCGGCGTAGCCAATATTTCCATTGGCGTCCTCGTAGATATAACCGAATGCGCTGGTTGCAATTTGAGCGACTAAATCGTAAAGATTGGTCGGACTAGATGAGCGCGCTATCATTTCGTAATCGCCCGGCATATCGATTTCGCCTAAGCCCTGTGAAGCTGCATAAAGCCATTCGACAGTCGGATCATAAGCCGCCCAAGTCTGAGCAGGGCTGACGTTATTCCATGTGCCAAGTAAATATCCATCGAGCAGATCGTAGATTTGATTGCCCTCATAGTCCTTAGATAGAACGCCATCGGTGACGATTTTTTGAATTTTTGAAAGTGCGCCTACTGCATAGACCGATGCGCTGGTTACCACAGCTACGCTTCCGGCATCGCTTACGCCAATATTTATATCTGTTACCCACCCACCAAATATCGGGATAAATGTGCCTGATGAATCTTTGATTTCGATTGTAAGCTGATAATTGATGCCCCAGTTATAGATCGAATTATCAAGGTTGATTAGCTGAAGTTGGCAATAGCCAGCCGTAGCCTGACTGAAAATATCTGTGCGACCTGAAGTGATTGTAAGGTTGGCCAAAGTGGCGTCGGTGATTTCATAACCATCGACGCTGATTTTCCATTCAGGTGTCCAAAGCGTCATTAAATGGCCAATCCTGCAAGCATTCCTGCGCCGCTAGTTCCGCGATAGGTTGAATTATTTAGGGCGGTCACCACTGCAT